TTTATTTTATCTAGTATATGGCATTATTAAGGGCATTACATAAACGCATATTAAAAGCACAGGGGCGCCATAGCTTCTGTGCTTTTTTATCTAGGAGGAATAGACATGGCTTATCCGAAGCAACAGAAACCAACAGCAAAGCAGCTGCCAAAGCAGAAAACGCAAAAGCCGCTGAAAGTAAGGAAGATCTTTGTATGACACCAAAACAACAAATTGTTATATCTAAAAAGCTGCAAAGCATTGTATCTGATCTGAACAAAGAAAAAGATCCGCGCGCCGCACAGGCGCAAAAATTGATCTATTGCGCGGAAAAAATTCTATCACAAAAGGATCTGATCACTATTGGACAAAAGGCAGGCGAATAGAAACCATGAAAACACACACACACGCTGCACCATACAAACAGGGCGATCGACTTATGATTATAGATGGACTGGCAGGCGGAACGATCACTATTACAGCGGAATCCGTCCACCTTGAAGAAGAAGTGATCACTTATCTGGGAAAAGATGGACTAGAAGGCTTTGCATTATTTGAGGAAGTAATTAAAAAACTGTAAATATGTCAATTTTAGATATTGAAAGGGGGCTTATGACATGGCAGAACAAAACCAGCCGCAGGATCCGCAAAAGATCCAGCAAGCGCAGCGGCAAGCACAGCAGGACGCAGAATTTGCAGAAGAACAAGCAGCACGCGCAGCAGAAGCAGCGCGGCAAGCAAATGCAGCAAACAATCCGGCAGACAATGCAGGACAAAGCTAATGCTTTACGATCTGACAAAGTACAAGCTTTTAAGAAAGCTTGAAGCAGAAGTCGAAAAAACAGCACGCTGGATCGAATTTTTAGAGATCACAACAGTGGAAGAAGACGAAGAAGCGATCAAAAAAATAGATCGCGCAGTCTTGCGATATTATGCGCTTTGCCGCAGGATCGAAAGCATTTCTTACAAAATGATCTAGTATAACAATCCATTACAGAAACACAATTACTCACACAAAAAAATCCTTGTACCGACTTGTAAAATTTTTTTCATCTTTGTAATGAATATCACCAGCTTTTGCATTTAAGCAGCGGATCTGATCTGCTGCTTTTTTGTGTTTTTTTAAAAGCTTCATAGTGCGGCAATACTAGAAATCAAGGCATTTTGCCTTAATAAGTGGATCAAAGGGCGTGAAAAAATGGCAACCAAAAAAGCAGAAAAAATGGGACGACCTACAAAACTAACACAGCCGATCCATGATCTTATCGTGAAGTACATTAAAAGCGGCAATTATGTAGAAACTGCAGCAGCTGCCGCTGGAATAAATAAAAGCACTTTGTACGACTGGCTAAAGCGTGGATCTGCTGAAAAATCCGGCATTTATGCGGACTTTTCCAACGCAGTAGAAAAAGCGCTGGCTGAAAGCGAGATCGCGGATCTTAAAAGAATAGAGCAGCAAAGCCGCGAAAGCTGGCAGGCTGCAGCATGGCGGCTGGAAAGGCGCTTTCCTGATCGCTGGGGGCGCAAAGACAAGATCACTGCAGACATTACACAGACGGAAAAAGAAGAAATTATATTCGAGCAAAAACTCACAGCGGATCCAGAAGCGCGCGAACTTTTGCGGCAGCTTTTCCGAAAGCAGATGGAACTGGAAAGGGCAGGCGGCAGATAAATGACAGGCACGCTAGAGCAATTAAGACAGCTTGCGCGTGACGATTACAGCTTTTATCTGGAATACGTCAACAGGGGACTATATTCGCCTGCCGCGCACCATCTTTTAATCTGTGATCATTTGCAAAAGATCGTAAATGGCGAATTAAAGCGCCTAATGATTTTTATGCCTGCACGACATGGAAAATCCATGACAGTGACAGAAGCTTTTCCGTCTTATTTTCTGGGAAGAAATCCAAATAAGCGCGTCATAGCTGTGGCTTATGGGGACAGTCTGGCGCGCCGCTTTGGGCGCAAAAATCGGCAGAAAGTCGAAGAGTACGGACAGGAACTTTTTAACGTGAAGCTGGCAGCAGATCAAGCCAGTGTCACAGACTGGGCTTTGACAAATGGCAGCGGCATGCTTTCAGTAGGGATCGGCGGCGGAATCACAGGACAGGGCGCCGATCTTTTGCTGCTTGATGACGTGATAAAAAACCGCGAAGAAGCAAACAGCCAGACAATGCGTGACAAGATCTATGACGAATATCAAAGCAGCTTGCGCACGCGTTTACATAAAGGCGCTGCCATAGTGCTGATAATGACTAGATGGCACGAAGACGATCTGGCAGGCAGGATCCTAGAAAAAGAAAAAGGGATCTGGACTGTGCTTTCACTGCCAGCAGAAGCAGAAGAAGACGATCCGCTAGGACGCGAGATCGGCGCGCCGCTGTGGGCTGCTGGCGGCTATGACAAAGACTGGCTGGCTGAAACAAAAATCGCGCTAGGATCACAAGCCTATAACAGTATTTATCAGCAGCGACCTTCAAGCGCAGAAGGCACGATCATAAAAAGGCACTGGATCAAATACTACAGACAGCTGCCGCCTTCTTTTGATGAAATGCTGATCAGTGTAGACGCAGCTTTCAAGGAAACGAAAGACAGTGACTTTTGCGTGCTGCAAGTCTGGGGCAGAAAAGGCGGCGAAAAATATCTAGTAGATCAGATCCGCGATCGCATGAATTTTCCTAGCACAGTGTCTGCTTTGCGATCCTTAGTGGCAAAATATCCGCGAGCAACCGCAAAACTAATCGAAGACAAGGCGAACGGATCCGCGATCATTGACTTTTTAAAGCAGGAGATCAGCGGCATTATACCGATCACGCCAAAGGAAAGCAAAGAAGCGCGGCTGGCTGCAGTGTCGCCGGAATTTGAAAGCGGAAGCGTATTTTTTCCGGATCCGACAGTGGCGCACTGGATCGGCGAATGTGTGGAAGAAATACTGGCTTTTCCTTTCGGCAAAAATGACGACTTTGTGGACGCATGCAGTCAAGGGCTGCAGCGCTGGCAGCAGCCGCACACCATATGGATAGGACGTGCATAAATGTGAATTTATTGAAAGCAGCTAGAAACATGCTGAAAAAAAGCTATATTACAACGCAGCTTATGCCTGCAGCGAGAATGGGCAGACCAGTATCGACTACATGGGACTATGAAAACGCGATCCGGCAGGGCTATAACAGATCCGCGACAGTTTACAGCTGTGTAAATCTGATCGCAAAGTCTGCAGCTTCTGTGCAGTGGAAGACATACAAGCGCGGACGCGGCGGCGTCTGGAATGAATTGCCGGATCACCCTTTAACACTGCTGATCGAGCAGCCTAATCCTTATATGAGCCAGAAAGATTTTATCGAGCGTATGACGCACGCGCTTTATCTGGGCGGAAATAGCATTTTTACGAAAGTGCGCGGCACTGGGGGCGCTGTAGTAGAACTTTGGTATTTACCGCAGCAAAATATCAAGCCAGTGCCGGATCAGAAAAAATTTATCAGTCACTATTTGTATGACGCGGAAGGCGTAAAGCGCGAGATCAAAACACAAGACATTTTACATCAGCAGTTTTTAAATCCGCTGGATCTTTTCTGGGGAATCGCGCCGATCAGAGCAGCTGCAGAAGTAATCGACACAGACAGCGAAGCGATCAGCTGGAATCGCTATAGCATGCAGCAGCGTGCGATCAGTGATGGCGCCTTTATTCTTGATCAACATTTAAACATGGATCAATGGAATGAAGCGCGCGAGCAGATCAAAGCGCAGCACACAGGATCCGAAAATGCGCGTAATTTTTGGGTACTAGGCGCAGGCGCACAATGGCAGCCTATGAGCATGTCACCAGCTGAAATGGACTTCATAGAAAGCCGGAAGCTAAACCGCGAAGAAATCTGCAGCATTTTTGGAGTGCCGCCAGTTATGATCGGACATTATGAAAACGCAACGCTGGCGAATATCGAAACAGGGCGGAAAATTTTCTGGCTAGATACAATCATTCCTTATCTAGTGGACATTAGAAACAGCTTAAACGCAGCGCTGGCGCGTGAATATGGGCTGGACATAAGGCTGGACTTTGACACAAGCACAGTCGAAGCTATTCAAGCCAATCTGCAGGAAAAGATCCAGAACGCACAAAGCCTTTTTAATATGGGCGTGCCTTTTAACGAGATAAACAAGCAGCTGGATCTGGGCTTTGACGAAATCGAAGGCGGCGACACAGGCTTTTTACCTAGCAATTTGCTGCCGCTTGAAATTGCAGCCAATCCGCCAGCAGCACAGCCAGCAGATCCGCCAGCAGATCCAAATAATGCAGATCCGAACCAGCCAACAGATCCAAACGCGCCGCTAGACGATCCAAACAAGCCCAAAAACGAGCCGGAACCGAAAAAGAGTGCTGGACATGCAGACAGCCATAAAAACGTCACACAGGCGCAAATTGACGCCGAACTGCAGCGGCGTGCTTTTCACTGGAAAGCCATTGAACAAAAGCGGCTGCCATATGACATGGCTATGACAAGAAAAGCAGCGCAGATCTTTGATCAAATGGGCGAAACAGT